CTTAAATTAAATTAAATGTCAAATTCAATTACAGCTGAAGAGCTTAAAACTATTAAAGAACAACAATCAGAGTTAAGTACTGTTGTAAATCAGATCGGTCAGTTAGAAGCAAACAAACATTCATTGCTTCATAAGATCGCTGGTATAAATGAGGGTATTGAAGATACTAAAAAACAACTAGAAGAAACATACGGAGCTATTAATATTAATTTAGAAGATGGTACGTACACTGAAATCGAAAAGGAAGACGAAGGTGAACTAGCTGTGGTTAAGTCAGAAGACTAATGAGTACTGTTATAAGAAAAATCAGTATTGGTTCTGATTACAAAAATGATGCGATGCATTACGCTGTCGGCCAGCAAGTATATGGCGGGCACGAAATATCGCATATTCTGTTTGAAGATAAAGATGCTTCTTATAACATATTTATAAAGAAAAACAACGAGGTATTGCCATGGAAGAAGTTTAATTCTAACATGGCGGTATCTGTTGAATATGATTTAGAATATTAATGAGAAGTGTTTTTGATTTTATAGTCACGCCTGTTGAAAGTAGGTATGACAATGAAGTTGATATAAATGGTAATAAACTTATAGTTAATTCTAGTATAGAAAACTTTAAGTTAATAAGTAGAAAGGCTATAGTTATTTCTACACCATCAGCTTATTCAACACCAATAGAAGAAGGTGACGAGGTTATAATACATCACAACGTATTTAGAAGATATTATAACCAAAAAAGGTAAAGAGGTTGATAGTAGCAAAACGCTAAACGATAATCAATACCTATGCCAATTAGATCAAATATATCTTTACAAAAATATATACCAGTGGAAACCTTTAGGTGAACATTGTTTTATAATGCCAATAAAAAATACAGACGACTGGTCACAAGAACCAGAAGTAAAAAACAAAGGTATAGTAAAGATAAGTAATAAAACCTTAAAAACTTTAGGTATAAACGAAGGTGATCTTGTTGGATTTAAATCTAATAGAGAGTTTGAGTTTGTTGTTAACAAACAAAGACTATACTGTATGCAATCAAATGATATTTTAGTTAAGTATGAGTTCAAAGGAAACGAGGAAGAATATAATCCAAGCTGGGCAAAGAGCAGTTGAGGAATTAATAAAGGTTGCTAAAGAACCTATAGTTGATTCAGATGATGACATATCTGCTGACAGACTTAAGAACGCGGCTGCTACAAAAAAGCTAGCTATATTCGATGCGTTTGAAATACTTGCTAGAATAGAAGAAGAAAAATCAATGCTTGACGGTGATGCTAAAGAAACTAAAGAAAAAAGTTTCAAAGGTTTTGCAGAAGGCAGATCAAGATAATGTACGAGCAGTCTTTAGTTAAAACAATAGAAGACCACATAAAACCTAAAGTTTTAAAAAGAAACAATAGGTATAAAAAGTGGAGGTATGGTTACGATGTTGAACATGACGTTATTGTCATTAGTAAAGACGGAACCATAGGTGAAATAATTGAGATACAAAATCTCAAAATAGCATTACCTAAATCACCAGGTAAGCTAGATAAAACTACAGATAAATGGACACCAGCTGAGTATCCTCCTCAATTAAAAAGTATTAAAACTATTTTTGATTGGAGAGATTATCCAGAAGGTTTCAAAAAAACTTGGGGGGAATATATAGATGAAAACTTTAATAAACGGGAAAACGGTCATTGGTTCAATAATAAGGGTGTGGATACTTACATTACTGGTACTCACTTTATGTACTTGCAGTGGTCCAAAATTGATGTTGGGAAACCAGACTTTAGGGAAGCAAATAGATTATTCTTCATTTTCTGGGAAGCTTGCAGAGCCGATTCTAGATCCTATGGGATGTGCTACCTTAAGAACCGTCGATCTGGATTTTCTTTCATGTCATCAGCTGAAATTGTTAATCTTGCAACAATATCCTCGGATTCACGGTTCGGTGTATTGTCCAAATCTGGACAGGATGCTAAGAAGATGTTCACTGACAAGGTGGTACCAATCTCTGTTAATTATCCGTTCTTCTTCAAACCAATACAAGACGGAATGGACCGCCCGAAGACCGAACTCGCGTATAGGGTCCCGG